AGAAAACAAACCGTTCTAGTTGATACGCTTGTAGCAACAGGGTGTTCAGTTCGACACGCAGCAGAAGAAGCAGGGTATGCGAAGGGTGAGTCAGGAAGAGTTAGTGCTTCCAAAGCCTTAGCTCAACCACATGTGCAACAGTATATGATGCAGCGAGTAGGAGAGCAGTTAGGTATGAACGCTACAGTTGCGGCTGCTAAGGTGTTGAAGCTAGCAACAGGGGCTAGGTCTGAGCATGTACAGCTAGAGGCAAGCAAGGATATTCTTGATCGAGCAGGGTTTAAGCCGATAGATCGATCTCAGGTACAAGTTGCTGGAGACATAAAAGTTAGTATAGACCTCGGATAGCAGTGGGGGGGTCAAAAACTTAGACACTAGTTACGGTTACTTCTCTTCTCCTCGCATTTTTTTCTGTAAATATTTTTTTTGTAAAACGGTTAAAATATGTTATTAGGGATTTATTGAATGAGGTTATTAGATGTCATCACCTGCATGGACTCGTAAAGAAGGTAAGAACCCCGAAGGTGGGTTAAATGCCAAAGGTAGAGCTAGTTACAAGGGCGGTACTTTAAAAGCTCCTGTTAAGGGGAAGCCTAAGACTTTAGCGCAGATGCGTAGGAAGGGTTCATTTCTTGTTAGGATGAGTGGAGCTAAAGGTCCGATGAAGGATGAGAAGGGTCGGCCTACACGATTGGCATTAAGTCTGAGTGCGTGGGGCGCACCAAGAAATAAGGCAAAGGCTGCGGCTATGGGTCGTTCTTTGTTAAAGAGGTATCAGGCAGCTAAAGAAAGGCAGACAGCGTAATGGCGGTTAATGCAGCAGGTAATTATACCAAGCCTAAGATGAGGGCTACTTTGTTCCGTAGGATTAAAGCGCAAGCTGTTCAAGGTACTGCGGCAGGTCAGTGGTCTGCTCGAAAGGCACAGCTGCTTGCTAAAGAATATAAGAAACGTGGTGGGGGTTATACTTCATGAGAGCTCCGCAACGTTCTTTGCTTAATTGGGGAAAACAAAAGTGGAGAACAAAGTCTGGAAAGAAGTCTAGTGAAACTGGTGAACGCTACCTTCCTTCTGCGGCTATCGCTGCTCTTAGTGATGCTGAGTATCGCGCTACAACCAGAGCCAAACGAAAGGGTAAGGCAAAGGGTAAACAGTTTGTGGCTCAACCGAAAAAGATTGCTAACAAGGTAAGGAGATATAGAAATGCCTAATGTAATGGGAAAGAAGTTTGCTTATACAGCTAAAGGAATGAAAGAAGCCGAAGCTTATAAGAAGAAGAAAAAAAAGAAGACTTTGTTTAAAAGGACAGAAAGCTAATGGCTTGGTATTTAACAACTGGTGAATTGTGGACAGGCGAAACTCACGTTCTAGCAGGAACAACTTATACTGGTAAGACAAGAACCCCTGAGTCTCGCAGGTTAGTAGAGGGGTCAGAACCCGAACGTGCGAGAAGCTCCAACGGACAGTTACAAGGTGACGATCCTTCTACTCCCAATATTAATGAAGCCTATTCTCAGGCAAAGGCTAAAAAGAAAAAATGAGCTTTGTTAATACACTTAAACAAGAAGACTTAAATGCTTTGAGAGAAGCGGTAAGAAAAGTTCACTTTAAATATTTTCCAGAAAAACATGGTGCATCTTTTGTTACTAATACAATGGTCGATCAGATTATTGATTGGTATGGACCAGAAGTTGTGGAAAAATCTATGAAGGTGTTGGTAGATAAAGGTCTTAGATGACTACCTTTAAATATAAACCTGATGGTAATGTTCTTAAATCTTTTATGAAGAACAATACTTTCTTTCGTGGGATTCGTGGGCCAGTAGGGAGTGGCAAAAGTGTTGGATGTTGTGTTGAAGTATTTCGCAGGTCGCTCGAACAAAACAAATCACCTGACGGAAAACGAAAGTCTCGATGGGCTATTATACGGAACACAAACCCACAGCTACGAACTACAACTATTAAAACATGGCTTGACTGGTTTCCAGAAGAACAATGGGGAAAGTTCATCTGGTCAGTGCCGTACACCCACCACATTAAAAAAGGTGACCTAGACCTTGAAGTTATCTTCCTTGCCCTTGATCGACCAGAAGATGTAAAAAAGTTATTGTCCCTCGAACTTACTGGTGTTTGGATCAATGAGGCAAGGGAGATACCCAAAAGTATTATTGATGCTTGCACTATGAGGGTTGGGCGATTTCCCTCTATGCGTGATGGTGGACCTAGTTGGACAGGTGTTATTGCAGATACCAACGCACCAGAAGAAGATCATTGGTGGCCTATTATGTCAGGTGAAGTGCCTGTGCCAGATCACATTCCTAGAGAACAAGCTAAGATGTTAGTCAAACCTGACAACTGGAAGTTCTTTACACAATCATCTGGAATGATTGAAGTTCGTAATGATGATGGTGAAGTAAAAGATTATCAGCCAAATAAAAAAGCTGAGAATCAAAAACATATGCTTAGTAACTACTATAGTAATTTAATTAGAGGTAAAACTAAAAGTTGGATTGATGTCTATGTAATGAATAGATTAGGGTCTATACAAGAAGGGAAACCTATATATCAAATGTTTGCGCCTGATGTTCATATAGCAAAAGAAGAAATACCTGTTGCTGCTAATGCTCCGTTGTATGTTGGGTTAGACTTTGGACTTACACCTGCCGCAACTCTTGGTCAAAAGGTAAGAGGTCGATGGTTAATTCAATCAGAGATTGTTGCTTTTGATATGGGCATTGTTAGATTTGCAGAAGTATTAAGAGAAGAAATAGCTACACGCTTTTCTCAGTGTCCTGATGTTTACATTTATGGTGATCCAGCAGGTGATTTTAGAGCGCAAACTGATGAATCCACACCTTTTCACATTTTGCGTGGGGCAGGTTTGAGAGCGTATCCTGCGCCCTCCAACTCTGTTGACCTTCGGCTTGAGTCAGTTTCCTCCCAACTCAACAAAATGGTTGAAGGTAAACCTGCTTTTTTAATTGATCGACGTTGCCAACAACTTATCAAAGGCTTTGAAGGTGGCTATCAATATAAACGGATGGAAGTATCTGGCGAAAGATATGCAGATAAACCTGATAAAAATATGTATTCTCATATTCATGATGCGCTGCAATATATGATGTTAGGTGCAGGAGAAGGTCGAGCTCTTTTAAATACTCAAAAAGCAGCAAGGCCTGTTGTTGCAGGTAGAAGTTTTGATGTGTTTTCTAAGCGAAAGCCTCAAGAAAGAAGACAAGGACTTTGGGCTAGGATGTAATTGTGCGTTGCATTTTATAATTTTATTTGTTTATAGCTTAAAAAAAAGGAGATTGTAATGTGTTGGAATATAGTGCTCCCGACCTTAATAAGTGGGATTCTAGGCGTAAAACAAATTAAGGCGCAAAAAGCAGCTTTTGCTCAACAAAAAGCTCAGAATGAGGCAATGTTAAAAGCGCAACAAGAACAAGCTGCTGCTGCTCAAGCAAGCTCTGCTGCAATGATGAGTCAGATACAAGCTCAACAAGATCGTCAAGCTCAGATACTTGCTGAACAAAAACGTAAAGAAGAAGAACTAGCAAAGAAAGAAGCAGAAGAAGCAAGGCAAAGAGAGCTTGCAGCTAAAGGGCAAGAAGAAGATTTACTTGCATCAAGCCTAAAGAAAAGAATAAGACGAGCTGGTACTTCTAATAGAAGAAGTTTATTTACTGGCGCAGGTGGTGGCGCAGGTTATTATAGTAGGTTTGGCTAATGATAAATGATCCCGTTGCAAAACAATATCTAAAGCGGTATCAATCCGCTAAAGCAAAGCGTGAAAACTTTGTTTCTTTATTTGAAGAATGTTATGAATATGCTTTGCCGCAAAGGGAATCTTTTTATTATGAAAGTATTGGTGAGCGTAGAGATGATAAAATATTTGATGAAACCGCAGTTGTCGGTGTTCAAGAGTTTGCATCTCGATTACAATCTGGATTAGTTCCTAACTTTGCAAGATGGGCTGACTTAATGGCAGGGTCAGAAATACCTGATGCCCAGAAAGATTCTGTTGATAATGACCTAGATGAAGTAACAGAATATGTGTTTGAAGTTTTGCAGAACTCAAACTTTGCACAAGAAGTTCATGAATCATTTATGGACTTGGCAGTAGGAACTGGGGTTTTGGTTTGCGAAGAAGGTGACGCATTATCTCCTGTGCGTTTCTCTGCAATTCCATTGCCCCATGTAATTTTAGATACTGGGCCTGACGATCGAATAGATCATGTATTTCGAGAGCGTAAGGGTATACGCTTTGATCAAATACAAATACTTTATCCTCAAGCAAAGCTTACTGGGGATTTGGCAAACATGGTTCAAAACTCTGGTGATCTTAAAACAACAATACTTGAGATTGTTTGCAAAGATTACTCACGACCTAATGTTGAAGCACATTTATATTACGCAATATGTATGACAACAAAGACTTTGATTATGTCATAT